CTACAATGGCTCTGCTTGGGTTAACGAAGGCATCCTCCACGAGAGTGAACCTCGGACTAACCAGATGCTTTACAGTGATGATTTAACTAGAACTGCTTGGACTGGTCAGGCAAATGCTGGCACAGTAACCGCAGGTTCACCCTTCGGTACTTATCAGACGATTTCACCTTCTGCTAACGGGGGCAATCTAGGTCCAGCACAAAAATACCAAATCGGTAAATCCATTACATCAGGTTCAACCTACGTTGGTTGGGCTTTAGTCAAGTATTCGGCTGGTTCTGGCTGGTTCGTAGTCAACATGTACGACACAGGCAAGGCTAACGAACAGGCTTACTTTGACTTACAGAACGGTGTAGTTGGTTCCAAGGAAGCTCTTATCATAGACCACGGAATGGTAGACTATGGTGATGGCTGGTGGTTATGCTGGGCTTCCAGTAATGCAGCGTCTGGCTCTGGTGGTGTGTCTTATGAGATGCCCAACGGGGATGGTGTTCAGAGTTGCAGTGCAGCAGATGTCATTCTAATAGCTGGTTCACAGTTTGAACAAGGCTCAACCCCATCAAGCTACATCCCAACATTGGGTGCTTCAGTAACTCGTGCTGCTGAGACACTAACTATCCCTGCGGCTAACATGCCGTATGACAGCACCAACATGTCTATCCAGATGGACGGCAGAATGACGTTTACTGATACTGATGCTTACGCACTTGTTCAGCTTCATTGGTGGCAGCTAGACACCAACAACCGCATTCTGAAAGCCCTTGACGGCTTCGGAACGGACACTGGTAAACCTGTATCAACAATGACTGCGTTGGGTGTGGCTAGCTATTCTGGCGGAGCTGCTGACCACTATTCTCCGGGAATCAGCGTACCGTTTAATTATGCTGACCGTTACGGCTCTACCTTCCTCAACAGTGCTTTAGAAGGTACAGCACTAACAGCCAAAACAACACCAACATCTCTGCCTGACCTGTCCTCTACTGACTTAAACCTTGGTAGAAAGTTCATGGGTACAATCGGACAGTTCCGTGTGTGGGATGAAGACATCACAGACGCTGGTATTGCGGAGGCATCAACATGATAGACGAAGCACTAGGACCAAAGACTGACTTTTATCTCAAGCTGGCATCTGAGGCGTCTATGCCCTCAGTGTTGTCTGCCTTCTACGATGAGGAAGGTGAGTTTGTAAGTAACACACCAGACTACTCCATCGACGTTGTAGGGGTCTTACATGAGGCCACAGGCGTTACCATCACAGATGACGATGGTATGGAGTATCCTGAGATGGAAGCACTGGACGGTTGGCATGTAAACATACGCCTATCTAGCGATACTATGCGTGATGCTGCCGAGGCTCTTGATGTATCACATGGTGTTACACCTGATTCACCTAAACGTGTATGGCTATAAGGGGTTTCACTAATGGCCAATAAAACAGACATCCGCATCAAGGCTGAAGAAGCCAAGCGGCTAAAGAATGACCCCGCCTTTAAGGGGTTCATGGTATCTGTTCGTGAGGCACAAATTAGTGTATTTATGGACAGTAAAGCGGACGATATACACGCCCGTGAGGAGGCGCACGCAATGGTTCGTGCGCTTAACTTGATCGAAGTGAACCTTGACGCTGCAATTGCAGCAGAGACACTGTTAGATCGCAAACAGAGAAAGTAGTACCGATGGAATCGACTACACTAGAACAAGCGGCTGAAAGCCTGCTATCCACTGCCCCAGAAGAAACTGGCGGCGATAATCTGAGTGATGCAGTAGCAGAAATCACTGAACCCGAAGACGACGGTCCCGGCGAAGAGATTGAAGCTGTTGAGGAATACGAAGATGATGTCGAAGCATCCGATGACGATTACGATGATGCAGAAATTGACGACGACCTAGTAGATGTGGAAGCTCAAGACACCAATTTAATCCCCGTCAAAGTTGACGGAAAAGACGAAAATTGGACACTGGATCAGTTAAAACAATCTGCGGCGGGACAAGCGGCAATTAACAAGCGTTTTCAAGAGGTTGCCGAGGCACGCAAAGAGTTTGAGCGGGAAACCATTCAGGCACAAGCGCAAATCGAGCAGCACGCGAAAGCGGTAGCACAGCAGCGTGACGAAATCTTGCAAATGCACCAGAAAATGCAGCAAGGCGGCATCCAGCAACCAACGCCACCATCGCGTGAGCTTTTCGAACAAGACCCAATTTTGTTCATGGAGGAAAAGCTCAAGTATGATGAGGCGAAAGTTACATACGACCAAGAAGTGCAGAAAATTCAGCTTATGCAGCAACAAAGACAGCAGGTTCAGGAAGCGGCTTCGCAGTCGTATCTCCAAGAGCAAGCTGAAATCTTGAAGCAGTATATTCCTGATATTGCGGACCCGATTAAAGGTCCAAAGATTAAAACTGCACTGGTCGATACGGGCGCGGCATACGGGTTTAGCGAAGAGGAAATGTCAGGTGTAACGGACAGCCGATACATCCGTGCAATGAATGATGCACGTAAGTGGCGTCAACTCGAAGCTAATCGCGGCAAAGCTCAACAGAAGAGCCAGAAGGCTCGACCTGTTGTGAAGGCTGGCGCAAAAAAGAGGCAGGACGGTAACGCTGCAACTCGCACTAAAGCGCAATCGCGCTTGCAGAAAACTGGCTCAATTGACGATGCAGTCAACTTGATCTTTAACTCCTAAGTCTTTGAAAGGACTACACAAATGGCACAGCCAACCAACACATTCGACTCATATGATTCCGTAGGCATCCGTGAGGACTTGTCCAACGTAATCTACAACGTGTCTCCAGAGGAAACACCGTTTTACTCAAAAGCCAAAAAGACCTCTGCAAAGAACACATTGGTTGAGTGGCAGACTGACTCACTTCGCGCATCTGCTGCGAACGCTCACATTGAAGGCGACGCAACTGCTGGCGAAGCTCGCTCTGCAACAACTCGCTTGGGCAACTACACACAAATCTTCAAAAACGCTGTTGTTGTTCCTGACACAGACGAAGGTTTGGACAAAGCTGGTCGTGCAAAAGAAGTTGCATACCAAACTTTGAAAATCGCCAAGGAGCAAAAACTCGACATCGAAAAAGCTCTGTTCGACAACAATGCTCGCGTTGCTGGCTCTTCTTCAGCAGCCCGTGAACTTGCAGGCGCACCAACTTGGTTGATCACAAACACCTCATTCGGTGCAAACGAAGGTGCAGACGCTACTGGCGACGGTACAGACGCACGTACTGATGAGACCACTGCTTTGACAGCGTTCTCACAAGACAAGTTTGACGGCGTTATGCAGTCAATCTGGGAAGAGGGCGGCAAGCCAGACACAGTTTACTTGTCTGCCTTCCAAATGAACAAAGCTCTCGGCTTTACTGGTAACAACAACCAGCGTTCAAACGTACAGGCTGGCGACGAGCGCGTCATCAAATCTCTGGCAGTATACACGACCCCTTGGGGTACTGTTGAGTTCATGCCGTCACGCGAGAACCGTTCACGCGACGTGTTCATCATGCAGGACAACATGTGGGAAGTTGCAGTATTGCGTCCGACCAAAAATGTTGCACTAGCAAAAACTGGCGACAACACAACTCGACAAGTTGTGACAGAACTCACACTCTGCGCTAAGAGCGAAAAAGCCAACGGCATGATTGCCGATAACACAACTTCTTAATTTGTGTTAAATTGGGGGCGGCTCTGGTCGCCCCCTTTACCCATTCTCGGAGACTGATATGAAAAAAGTGATTGTTAACGCGCTGAAGCTGAATTGCAGCGAAGGCCGTATTGAGAAAGGCGAGACCGTCGTGTTGAGCGACGTTGAAATCGCCAAGATTACAAAGATCAGACCTGACATTTTGACTGTTTTGGAAGAAGTTGAGCCAGAGCGCAAAGTCGCCGCTAAACCTGCAACGAAAACAGCACGGAAATCATCCAATGCAAAAGTCAAATCTATCAAATAAAGTTGATGAAAAGTATTTCTTTGAGGATGACATGCTCCTCATAAAGAAAACTTTTGATGCAACCCCGATGCTCGAAGACGCAAAGCATGCCCGCGAAACAACCGAAAATGCGTTCGGCAGTGATTACAAGCACGTCGGCAACGTAGACATGGGCCTGCTTGGCATGTGGCTGAAAGAGGCTGGTGTATCGTGGGATGACACGGAAGCAGTCAAAGACGTGCTGAAGCGCAAACTTATGTCTAATGAGTTTTCCGCACTTCGCGTATGGGAAGGTAGCTACTGATATGACCGAAGATTGGCACCTATCAAAGTCAGTACCTATCACCGTTATTGTGACTATCGTTATGCAGTCGCTTGGCCTTGTTTGGTATGTGTCAACTCTTGACGCATCGGTAGCGTCCAACGCCCGCGAGATAGCCCGGCACGAAGTTCGCATTATTGAGATTGAGAAAACGTCTCAATTGCAGGCTGTGATGCTGGGTCGAATTGACGAGAATATAAAAGCAATACGCATGGTGATTGAAAAAAGGTCTGATAAGTGATACGCCTGCTCCCCATATTGCTTATTGCAGGCTGCACGACGGTCAACCAGCCTATGACGTACACAGCCGCCTGCAATAGTGATCCGCTATGCCAGCGCAATAAGGATGCGGAAACGCTACACTACATCGGCCAGACGCAAGCTGCATGGGAGATCATGTGTCCAGATTTAGCCACATATGGTTCGGCCTGTATCTACTGACAGCCAGCGCAGCACACGCCCAAGACATCAATGGAGACCTGAACACCAACATTGGTGCTGGGTCTAACGTAGACAGCAACAATAGCACTGAAAACACGACCTACAATGGTTCGCAGGGTGCTATGAGTAACCCCGTCCCCACCGCAATGGCACCGACAATGATGGGCGGGGGCGGCAACGATAGCTGCCTAATACCAAAGTCAAAAGGCTTCCAGATTAGCCTGTTTGGTCTGGCTGAAGGTACGATGGAGCAAGACGCCCACTGCAACCGCCGCAAAGATGCTCGCCTGATGGGCGCACCGCAGGCTGTCGGTGGCTTGGGTTTGCAGGTTAGTGGCATATCAGTGATGTGCAGCGATGCTCGCGTGTTTCGCGCTATGGCGCTTGCCAACACACCCTGCCCAGTAAATGACATCGCAACGGGCCGCTTATTGATCGGCAGGGATGCGTTTGAAAAGTACCGTTCTAATCCAAGGGTTTTCGTGGTAGGGTACGCAGCAAATAAGGTGTTTTGGGATACCTTGCTTATGATCGGAAAGGAGCTTCCTGATGCTCAGCAGAATAATCGCAACCAGCCTAGTTTGTCTGACAGGTTCAGGCGCGGCGGCAGATCAGACGATAAGCGACCTAGCGACATCGGCGAACGCCCTGATGGATCAGATCAAGCTCTCACGGACACTGGCAGCGGGGGCTAGTTATTACGCTGGCGTTGGCGGCATTGCACCTGACGGCTCGATCACAGCCGCTCAATTAAGCGTGCAGATGGTATCGGCTTACAACGATGCGCTGACTAACGTGCAGAATAACACATATTACAACACGTCCATGTTGCTTGATGATCAGGCTGACATCGCCCTCGAAAACATGTCGTTGGCCATTGATGCGCTAGTTGATGCAACCACTACTTTCGCAACGGTTGGCGTGGTGGCTGAAATGGCTGCTGAAGCTGATACTGTGCAAGAGCAGATGGACCTTCAGGAAGTAGTTTCCGTCACTGATATGACAATCACAGAAACGGACGTTGAAGAGTACAACACTGCGCTGGCGGATGTGGAGACCTATGCACAAGAGGCGGCTGGTTTCTTGGCAGCGTCGAACAACACACATATCACATCATCCACTGATGGTTGGGCCGAGAGCAACAATATCAGCGTTGCCGAATACGGATCAGTAACTTACGACGCCACATCCGACCTCTTGATTTTGGAGTTTTACGGTCAGAATAACGAAACTTACGGCGGCGTAGGCTTTGAGGGCTATTTAGCTGGCGAGTTCAAAACAGCCGAAGACATCTATAGCGCAGGCATAGCGTATGGCGGATGAAACAGAACTTAAGGTTGGCGGCTTTACGTTTAAGGGAGTGTATCTTGCTGCTGCCCTTCCTCTGCTTGGCTCTCTTAGTGGTGGTATTTACTATGGGTACGATGTGGTTAATCGTTTCTGGGGAGTGGAAAAATCTGTCAACGAGGTTCTCGACGCAACCTCACGTATCAGAGCTTTGGAACAGACCATCGGTGACAACAACGTATCTGGACTGAACACGCAGCTATCTCAGATTAGCACTCAGATGGTAAATATCCTTGAGCAACAGAAGACGTTGCTCGACCTCCGCAGCAAAGTCGAACGTGCAGAGCTAATTACGAACGGTATAGACGACAAGCTAAAGCAATTGCAAGATGACATCGACAGCACATGGGATGCCATTGACGAGCTAGGGAAACCACTATGAATGATTATGATCTAAACGGAAATGGCGTCTTGGACGCTGATGAGCGTGCGTTGATGATGGAAGATCGTCGTATGCGTATCGAGGATGACAACGCACAGCGCGATCAATCTCGCAAGATGATATGGTGGGTGCTGGCAGGTATGCTGGGCTACCCTTTCTTCGTCATTGGTTCCAGCTATCTTGGCTTGACCGCTGCGTCAGACATCTTGGGCAGCATGGCAACCATCTATTTCCCTGCAACCAGCTTGATCCTTGGTGCGTTTTTCGGTGCCAACGCTTATCAAGCCAAAAAGGATTAAGCTATGATAGGTCAGTTATTAGGCCCGATAACCAATATTATTGGAGGCATTGTCCAAGGCAAGGTGGAGCAGAAAGCTGCTGAGACCAAGGCAAAGGTCGCAAAGGCGGAGGCGCAAGCACAGATTATGCTGTCCCAAGCAACGTCTGAAGCTGACTGGGAAAAGGTCATGGCTGAAGGTTCCCGCGATAGCTGGAAAGATGAATGGCTTACGATACTGTTTTCCGTACCACTTGTGCTGGCGTTCTGCGGGGAATGGGGCCGAGATGTAGTGATGGACGGCTTTGCTGCACTTGATGCTATGCCGGACTATTACCGATACACATTGGGGGCTATAGTCTCTGCAAGCTTCGGTATTCGCGGGGCAACTAAATTCTTCGGGAGAAAGTAGATGGCGACACCAAGAAAAGGCAAGGCCAAGGTCAAGGTAACGGCCAGCGGTAAGAAAGTTAGCTACGGGCAAGCGGGTAAAGCCAAGGGCGGCGGTCCTCGCGTAAAGCCGGGAACTTCAAAGGGCGACGCCTACTGCGCAAGGTCTGCTGGGCAGAAGAAGAGCCACCCAAAAGCGGCGTCCGACCCGAATAGCCCGCTCAACTTGTCGCGCAAACGCTGGAAATGCTCCGGCACAAAGTCAAAGAGGTGATCGAATGAGTTTATATCGCAATATTGCCGCGAAGAAAAAACGCATTAAAGCTGGCAGTGGCGAAAAGATGCGTAAGCCGGGAGCAAAGGGCGCTCCCACAGCAAGTGCATTTAAGAAAGCTGCGAAAACCGCAAAAGGAAAGAAAAAATGAGTAACGCAATGAAACGCCTGCAAGAGAAAGCAGGAGTCGGTGCTGACGGTGCCTTTGGCCCGAACACGGCCAGAGCTGTCGCCAAGCATTATGGCCTATCACCAGAGCGTGGCGCACACATCCTCGGTCAGTCACACCATGAAAGCGCAGGCTTCAAGCGTGTGAGTGAAGGGCTGTACTACTCTACGCCTGAGCGTATCCAAGCTGTTTGGCCTTCGCGGTTTAAGACTGTCGCCGACGCTGAGCCTTATGCAAAGAACCCAGAAAAGCTGGCCGACAAAGTGTATGGTGGTCGTATGGGTAATGATGGCGAGGGCTACAAGTGGCGTGGTCGTGGGTTCTTGCAATTGACTGGCAAGGACAACTACTCTCGCTTTTCTGCTGACATGGACATCGGCTCTGTCATGGATAACCCTGACTTGGTTGAGGACGAATACGCCTTTGACACAGCCGTCTGGTTTTTCAAGACGAACAAGCTGTTTGATATTGCCGATGAGGGCGTAAACGATGCAGTTATCCGCAAGATTACCAAGCGAGTGAACGGTGGCACGCATGGTCTGGATGACCGTGAAAAACAAACTCACATGATATATAAGTGGCTTGCCGCTGCCTGAGTGTAGAGTTATGTTTAGTTGTGGCCGGGTTTTCTTTTAACACTTAATCGAGTGCGTTGATGGAATCTAACACCCCGGCCACACGACCACTCTGGCGACTGATGTGAGGGGTCGCGTCGATTCCAGCCTCGGACGCGCTGGCGAGTTTTACGCCGCCTACAAGCTGCAAATTGCTGGCCTGCAAGTCTCCCACGTAAACTCCACATGTGATCTGCACGTCACGCTGCCATGCAATCGTGTGCTGCGTGTCGAGGTCAAGACTGCGGGGGTAATCTCACAGTATGGAAGCTACAGGTTTAACCGTGGCGGAAGCGATGCTGACATTTTTGTTCTTGTGGCCCTGAGGGAAAACTTGCTGCGCATTTACAGCGCCTCTGACATGAAGAGCGTCACGACTACACTTCGGCCCGCTGATTTCACACAACAGGCCGAAGATGATGATATAGCGGGTTTATTCCTGCGTTGATATTTCGCCAGCCAATGCGCAGTAGCCAGCAAGATCGACGTAGTTATCTTCGTGCCTAGAATTTCCGGCAATACGGCCAATTTTAAACAGTGCCATCATCATGGCGACATCCTCTGGCAGCAGCTCTGACTCTGGCACTGGTCGATTGTCGATCCACCATGACCACAGCTTCGCGATTTCGCTGAATGAATCCTCTGCATCGCCATGAGTTGCGGCACGGTCTACGTTGATGCAGTGCATGGCTTCGTGCAGTATGTCGTCTCTATTCATCGGTTGGCCTCCTTTTGGTGTGCTTCCACCATTTCAATTCGTTCACCGATCCAGCGCATGACTGGAACGGCCATTGAGTTGCCCATAGCCTTGTAGCGGGGGCCATCTGGGCAGTTCTCTGCGGCTTTGTTGCGCCAAGGTATTTGCGTGAAGTTGTCAGGGAAGCCTTGTAGACGCTCACATTCGATTGGGGTTAGACGGCGCACTGCGGATTGTGTCCCAACAGCGTGACGATCACCGCTTGTTAAAGTATAAGAAACGCCGCTGTCATCGATACCAAAGCCTTGAGACTTTGGCTGTTTTTCCTTTAACGCTTGTGCCTGTATCGCCACCGCTGGCGTTTTGCTCTTATCCAGCGTTGGCGTGACTTCCGTTGACACGCTTTCGCCTTGGTTGGCGCTGTTCTGTGCGCCAAAGGCTATGGGCAGCATATTGCTTGTCTCTGGGTCTAAATTTCCAGCCCCAGCACCTCTAGCAGTCAGGCATTTCGCTACCAGTGCCTCCGCCTCTACTCGCTCGTTTCCCGTGCGACTGAATGGAGCGCCCTGTGTAACTGTAGGGGCAGCTTCTTGCCCCGTTTCTCTGCTCGGCGCAGGATGCCCTGACAGGCTTTCGCGCTCAAAAAGAACCGCTGCGGCACGTCGCCAGTCTCCAAGGTATCCGACAACGAACACACGGCGGCGTCGCTGGGCCACTCCGAAGTATTGAGCGTCCAGCACTCTGTAGGCGAACCCATACCCGATTTTCCCCAACGCGGCGAGGAAGGTTCCAAAATCCCGTCCTCTGTTGGATGACAGTACGCCGGGGACGTTTTCCCAAACCAACCATCTGGGCTTATTTCGTTCAGCAATGGCAAGATAGGTGAGCATGAGGTTGCCTCGTGGGTCATCAAGTCCTTTGCGAAGTCCTGCGACGCTGAATGATTGGCATGGGGTTCCTCCAACAAGAAGGTCGATTGGGTCATTGGGCCACTCCTTAAAATTTGTCATGTCGCCAAGGTTGGGTACATCTGGGTAATGATGGTCCAGCACTGCGCTGGGGAATTTTTCAATCTCGCTGAACCATCGCGGCTCCCAACCAAGAGGGTGCCAAGCGGCAGTAGCAGCTTCAACGCCGCTGCATACGCTTCCGTATCTCATCGGTTGCCCTCCTTTGCCTTCGCTTCGTAAAACGCATCCAAGACAAGCTCGGCAATGTATTCGGCCACGCTGTTGTACTCGCAATCCTCTGCGCTATGAAACAGC